ACTCGCCCATCTTCATCTGGTTCATCCGGTTAGTCTGCATATCATTTTGAATATTGGCAAACTTAACCATATTGTTAAGTGGGTTCTCAATCTGAATCGGCCTTCCACCTGCGGCTATTTCGTCATTGATCGCCATAATATCTCCCGAAGTAATTACTGTTGTTGTTAGAGGGTGTCAGCCCCGTACCAAAGCCAGTAGGACCATAAGGAGCAGGACTATTATTAGGCATATCTTTCTGCGGGAACAGTCTGTTCATCATAGCCATATTATTGTAGTTATTCATCGCGTTACTTATAGCGCTGCTATAAGCGTTAGACGACCCCATGTAACCAGAAGCGTTAGCCGAGCCGATGTTGCCTATAGCCGCGCCACCACCAGTAGCATAGTTCTGCCCTGCTGTAGCTGTATTGTTAGCAGAAGCCTGCCCTGCTGCGCTTTGGCCGCTTAGCATATTGTATAGATTGCTTCTATTGTTCTGGTATCTATTAAACGCTTCGTTGTACTTAGTGCCTGCGTAGTCTTGACCGTATCTAGCTGCGGCCTTCATAGCCGCACCGCTTTGCGCTCCACCGGTAGCGGCGTTCTGAGCGTTCAGCGCTTTCTGCCCTTCAGTAAGCATAAAATTATAGCTTGGGTCTTGATTGTTCAGATAATCGTCCATGCTAAAATTATTAGTCATAGAGCCGTACTCTGCATCGCCTACGTTACCACCAGTACCAAGTAGCGTAGCTAACCGGTTATTAGCGCCTATGCCTGAATCATAAAACGGGCGGTTTCTAGCACTTGTTTCGTCGTACATACTTTTCTGAAGGGCTAGCTGCTCTCTAGCCGATTGAGCCTGCATTTCCGCAGCTTTCTTTGCAGAGCGGCTGCCCATGATGCCGCCTAAAAGACTTGCGCCACCGGATATTAGTGATCCTGTTATAAAGGCCATGCTATAAGCTCCTTAATTCGTTATATAACTTACTTACTGCGTCTTTGTTAACGGTTAACCCTGCAAATTGTGGCTGCATCTCTATGGCTCTCAACGCTGCGTGGCGCTCTTCATCAAACGGTCTTTCTAGTAGATACTCGTACATCCGTTTAGGTGCATCGAATACATCCCGCCAATCCAGATGCGTACCTTTTATGCTGTCTAGCCTTTTCTCAACACCATCCTCTAACGCTGCGATCCCTAGCGCCATTAGACTTTCGTTTACTTCGCTTATGTCTCTATGCAGTATAACTTTACGGGCGGGGTGCTTATTAACCCATTCACTAAACCAGAACAAACCGGTACAGGACACACCTAAAGACTTCTTGCTTACTAATCCGTCTAACTGGTTGTAGTGCCAAGTATACAACGGGTCATGTATACAAAGCGTAGTATCTGTAGTAAGCCAGTTAGACGTCCATGTAGTAGCCGACCTCGGCGCGGCTATCACCATAAAATCTATCATACAAAACTTGTTATCAGCCCGTTAGTTACGGTTATAGTCTTTCCTACCAGATTAGCCGTAGTAACCGTAGTATCAATACCATCCTGCAAATCACCTAGCGTTACGGTGGCGGATCCGTTACCTGTCAGAACAAAGACGTTAAGAAAGAACCTATACCATTCCCTCGACATTAGCCCAGTAGCAGGATCTATTACAGGTACGCGAGGCGCGGGTATATTAGTAATATTAAGCATTGGTCGGTGTAGCCTCTAACTCAGCGCCCATAATGGCTATCTTAACCGCGTCCGTACCTGACACTTCATACACCCTATCCCGCAGCTTCGTGGTCATACCTAGCCTACGCCAGATAGCCCTTGTTCCGTATTGGCCATATTGACCCATATTGACCCAATGCTCGTTTGACCAGTTATGCCCTGCATCGTCTGACCACCGCAGCATAACTTGTGGATTACCAGGCTGTGTTTCTGCTGTTTCTGTTATAAGAAACTCTGAAGATTCTGTTACTAAGTAATAGCCGTCATCTGCCATTATGTTTACCGCGCTATTCTCGTCTACGCCATAGTACGTGCCAGTTTCGCAGTCTAGCTGTAGCGAGTGTTGCGCTGTACGCTTTAGATTGTTCTGCCCTGCTGGTAGCGCTCTCCATGACCGTAGCCATTTCTGTATAGAACCTGCGTCATCGTAAACGTCTAAACTTAATGAGTATATCTTACCGTTCTCGTAGTCACCTACGATAGATGTGTTATTGAAGGTAGTGTAGCAGTTCGACCTATGACGAATAAACTGACCGTTACTGAACCCCGCCCGTTCATGCCATGCGCCAGTAGCTGCATCGTATACCCAAGTAGCGTTAGCTGTTGGAAAGACTAGTACGTAAAATGGATGGCCTTCTTGCTGATAGGTATAGCCTATCGCGTCTGATATAGCGCCGTAGCCTTGTATAGCGTACTCTACCGCGTGGGTACTTATACGTACACCGCTGTAGCCTTGTGACCTATACACTACACCTCTACCCCTAGCGTCCGCGCCCAGCCAAAACACACCGTTGTCTAGTTTAGCTACTGAATACGCAGCCGCGCATCCAATTTCGTTAAACGCGCCCTGAATACGGGTTAGCGGAAAGTCAGGCAAGCCTGCGTCGTACCAAACCTCTACGGAGTTAGTGCCGAATAGCCACGCTTCTCTATGGTCAACTATTAGAGCTATCAGGCCATCGGGCGAGCCCTCCGCGCTAGCAAATCCTAATGGGTTTATAGACGAACCATCGTACAGGCTGGTAACCCATATCTTCTGTGAGTTAGGCTGATTAAACACAAAGTAGCCGTCTAGGAAGGCTACAGTCACCGCGCCCTGAAAGTCTGCGTCGGTAATCTGCGCGAAAGCTGTAGTAAACGAGTTATAGATGTAACCCTTCGGATTACAAGCTATGAATAGCTGCGTACCGTTATCCGACATGGATACCGGTCCCGTTCCTTCTATAGCGCCTAAGAGAAGGGCTGTCCAGCTAGAATCTACGCTGTATAGCTCAGTCCCGCTGGCTACATAAGTAAAGTACCCAAACGACCACAAGCCCCGTATGGGTCCAGTACCTACCGTGGCTAGAAGGCTAAGTCCTGGCGCTCTGTTAAGATACGCCGCTTCTTTACCGCCCTCGGTAACTACCTCTGGGAACAGATTGACCATGCGGCTATCCGCAGCGTTAATGCTGCGGGCTACATAGCTTTGGCCTAGAATTGGCGTTTTCAATTAATAGTTCCCAGCAAAGACATTAAACCGTTGACGTGTACCTACGATTGAATAAGGTAAGCTCATTATGTCGTCAGGGTTATTTATACGTTTAAGTGTACGTTTAGATGACATAGCTATACGAGATACAGTCGGAGACGGCTCTACGCCAAACTCGGCTGCTATTTCGCAGGCTAGGCAATACTTAAACGCCCTCATGTATCCTGGCGGGAATGAAAGCACTGTATCAAGCGTAGCAGGCTGAGCTAACTCTAGTACTGAAATAAAGTGCCACTCCAACGCCCTTGTAGGTTTGGGGTATACATACATCTCAATATTAGGGTAATTTGGGCTAACCCAGATAACTTGCGGGTAAGTGCTGGTTACAGTCTTAACGGCGATGCCGTTGTACTGTTGCTGATTAACTATCTTAATACCAAAAGATACGCCAGTAGATGCGTCTATAAAGTATGTGGAATCATCTAGCTGTATAGGCCGGTTGCCTACAAAGTCACCGGTGGGTCCTAGAGTTCTGGATAAAGTACTAGCAGGCCAAGTAAACACTTGGTCTTGAGTAGTATATACAGCCAGCCGTTCGGTACTCCATGAGTCAAGCATCTGATTCATAGCGGTTAGCGCATCTTGCGACGTAGCGACTGATGGCTGCTCAGCCTCCGCTAACTGCCCAATTAGGCGTAGTGCTCCGTTAATTTGATCTCCCGCTGTTGTCATCTTAGCTCCGTCTACGTTTAACTTCCTCTACAAGAGCCGCGACTTTAGGCGTGTCGTGAGTATACACCTCCCAACCGCTTTTTGCGTCTTCTTCGGCTTCTGCTTCTGAAATTGCTACCTTAGTGCCGTATACCGCGTGTTTTAGATAAATTACCACAGATCACCCCCCTCTTGCTTGCGTAAAAAGTTATGAAAATTACCTTTATATTCTTTGTCCTTACTATGGTGGTGTAGATTGACGTTAGGTGTAACCCATATCTCACCGCCTGCATCTACCCAATTCCTAGAGAACGCATAGTCCTCACCCCACCAAGCGCCCTTGTGAGCGCCATGATTAAACAAGTCAATAGACCTTGAATAGGGAGGCCCGTAGGTCAGCGCAGGGTATTCGTCCATAAACTTTCCGATAGCGTCTTTGGTAATCTTTAGAAACCCCGCCGGTACTCTAGTAGCCTGAATACACCCGTCCTTACGGGTTATAGGCAGCGTGTTCTCGTCATCGCAGATTACCCCCATGTACTTTTCTTCATCTTCTTTAAACCTATAAAGCCCAGCTACTACTTCGCCAGGAGTCTCTATAAGAGTCAGCAAGTCCTGCGGATCCCAAGACAAGTCGTAGTCAAGGTATACTATAACGTCTGCCTTCGCGTCTAGCGCCTTCCTAGTCATCGTAGCTCTAGCTGCGCTGATATAAGGGCAGCCTATTTCCTGTACCATTCCTTCTTCCCACCCAGCCGCCTTAATAAGCGGAATGGAAGCCTTAAGCGCGTCTATAAACGGTGCGGTAGGCCCAGCAAGTGATGGTGTGCAGAATACTACTTTCATTTAATTTTGAGGGCTTTAGATGCTCGCTACTTTACCCAAGGTGCAGTAGCGAGCCGCTTATTACGCTGCCCAGAGTCCCAAGCCAGCCAATGTGTTCATCACTTCTTGCATCTGAGCCACTTGCAGTGTGCCGTATGATGCTGAAGTAACAACCGCAGTGGTTGTGTGGGTTGCGGCAGTCGCCCTTTGAACTACGGGTGTTGCTCCGTAAAATCCAACGGTTGTAGCTGCTGTGCCTCCGATTTGAACAGGTACGCCTGAACGACCTACGTTCGTGGTCTCCCCTGAATTACCATCTCCTATTTGGTACGCCATACTATATCTCCTTAAATGTTGCCGTCAGTAATCGTACTATCAGGTCTACTAACTACCACCTTGTACACTTGCGCGGCGGTAGGTGTAATAGAACTTCCTGTGTTATTACTAAAAGTTATCCCTAATGTATTCGCTGCCGAAACCCTTGAGCCAACAATACCCAGACCAGCTTGCGCTGTAGGCTTGTTGATACTCACTACATCACCGACTCGAAGGCCGTTGACAGTAAAGGTTTGCTCTGCTGTGGTATTAAGCACAATCAGAGCAGGCGACAGCGTTACCGAGATAACGGATTGAGTTACTAAATTACCTGATACGTAGCTCATAAATTACCCCCACATACGAACAGCCATTTGCGGACGGATGACTGAGAATCCGTACAATACGTCAATACGGCAAGGCATACGGTCATTGTTGATGTCGTATTGACGAACAATACGCATCGAAATGCCATTATGAACCTGACGTGAAGCCATATCTACTCCTTGTGGAAGCAGCAAGTCGGCAGTTGCAAAGGTAATCGCATCCTTCTGATACAGCAAGTTTTGCGGGAACGCAGTCGAAGCAGCACCAATAAAGGTAATAGCAGCGTTATCTGCTGGGAACGCATCAATAGTTGCTAAAGCATTACCCGCCGTGTACATTGGAGGTGAGATAGCAACGCTAGTCCATGCGCCAGAAGAAGCGGTAGCAGTAGCAGTACAAACGAACTGTTGCAAACTGCCGGTAGTT